AGCCATAACCGCCCCCATCTGCCACGCCGGAACCTCCTTCCAACCCCGCCAGACGGAATCGGGCGACCACCACGTCCGAGAGGCCATTCCAGACCAGACTATGCGCCCAAATCGGCCGGGTGCGCCCGGCGCCCATCGTCTCAACCTCCACCATGGTCGACTCAGGCAGCGGGATAGTCCCGCCGGGCCACTCAATCCACCCATCAGCGTCGCACGGAACGCAGATCATGCCTTCGGGCGTCTCCTCAATCACGTCCAGCGGCAACTCGCTAGCCTTAACGTTCGGATTCAGCGGCAACCAGCAGGTGTGGGCCGATTCTGCATTCTCCCGCGTCATCAGCGGCGGCTTACCCGCCTCAGCAGCCAGCGCCGAATAAGCCACCTGATCGGTAAAATCATCCTCCCGGTATTCGCCCTGGCTGCCGCGCACGATCTTCAGCAGCGCCATGAACTGCCAACCCTGCACTTCTGTCAGGCCGGCACCGTAGATCGCATTGAACGCCGCCACCGTTCGCGCCATGGACCGCTCGCCGCCCGGCTGGTCACGGCTTGCTGCTCGCTCTGCCATCTCCGCTGCTGCTTGCTTCAGGTAATGCTCTGCTGTGCTCATTCGATTGCTGCTCCCATTGTCATCTCGATTGCGTGATCGCACCCCTTGCACACAACAACTTTGTGCCCAATGCTCTCCAGGTGCTCGATCCAGCCCTTTTGATCCGGCGACAACGCGCCGCCTTTTTGTCGCTTCATCTCGATCCAGAGCAAAAGCTCTGGCACGAACAGGTCCGGCACGCCAGGTGATACCCCTTCGGCCTTCAGCTTCTGCGCCTGACCCTTTCCCCGGTGCCCCCCGTTGGGGATGGCGAAGATTCGTTCCGGCCTGTGCTTGCGCCACCACGACACGAACCTGACCTGCTCCATGTGCTCGCTTGGCACGTTCTCTGAGGCGCCCATCAGAACGGAATATTCATGACCCATTCGGGGCATGCTCCATCGCGCGCCGCAAAGTCCTCTGGCGGCTCCATGTTGAACTTGGTGCAAGTGCCTGACTCGTCGTAGCTGTCGCATGTGTGGCAGCACTTGGGCGGACCCTGACGCACAATCTCCTGATAACGTCGCACTGACTCTGGCTCCTGGTGCCTCAATTTCTCAACCTCCCGTCTAATCCATGTGTTGGCCGCCCTTCGGCCCTCGTTGTCTGCTTGATGCGACCAATCGCAGGTGTCTGCTGTATCAACCCACGTCATGGCATATCTCCGCATCAACTCTGCCTGTATCTCTGGCTCTCCGTCCTTGATGAGTCCGCGCACATAGCTCACGTCCTCAGAAAGAAGCGGCAGCGTCTGCCATCTCGCCATAATCCCACCTTCTGCTGATTACCCTATAGAACTTGCCCTCAGTGTAGAAGCTCAGTGTTGACGGTGGCTTAGAACAATTCATTCTATCGCAAAGCGCGTTTATATCCGGTGAGTCCGGCAGTGTTGCGCCGGATGAGCGGGCCATGCGCACCACGTCGTTTACAGCCCGCGCGCCTGCTGCTCCGCCGTGCAAGATAGGCAGGTATTCGGACACGGCCGGCTGCACCAGGTCGCGCGGGTAATACGTCACCAGCGCCATGACCTTGCCCGTCTTGCGACTGGTGTGCTTGCGCCACTGCCAGGAATCCACCTCCAGTTTGCGCGGCTTCAGCCCCATGATGTCATCATCGCGCAAGGTCAGGTCCGGCCCGCTCTTGTCGCTCGCAGGGAATCGGTGCTCGCACTCCGGGCATACCATGACGGACAAATGCACGATCTCATGGCAATCAGGGCAAACCTTCACCGGCGCCTCGCCGCCTGTTCCGGCCTTGCTGGGCGGCTGCACTGCCGTAATGGGGCCATGCGTGCCGACATTGCCGGCGAAGTCCAGCACCAGGCAATGGTCGGTGTGCGATTTCACGCGCAGGCCACGGCCTGCCATCTGTACGTACAGCGCCGGTGACATGGTGGGTCGCAGCATTGCAATCAGGTCAAGGTCGGGGTGATCGAAGCCTGTCGTCAGCACGTTTGCGTTCGTCAACGCGCGCAGCGTGCCGGCCTTGAACTGCTCGATAATCCGCTGGCGCTCGCCTTTCGTCGTCCCACCATGCACGCAGGCGGACGGGATGCCGCGCTCGGTCATCATGCGCGCCATGGTCTCAGAATGATCCACGCCGGCGCAGAACAGCAGCCATGATTTTCGATCTCCGGCGCGATCAATGATCTCGTCCGCGATGCGCGCGTTCTGGTTGTCGTCCTTGACCGCTTCCTGTAGCTGGCTCTCGATGTACTCACCGCCGCGCTTCTTGACGCCGGCCGTGTTGATGTTCTCGTCCGTGACTTTGCTTTTCAGCGGCGCCAGGAATCCGCGCGCGATCAGCTCCTCAATCGTCACCGGCTCGATCAGGTCATGAAACAGCGATTCTTCGCCATCGGTGATAACGCCGTGCCCCATGCGCCAGGGGGTGGCGGTCAATCCGATCACAACCAGCGCCGGGTTAATGCCCTGCAATGCTTCGATCAGCTCCCGGTAGGTTCCTTCCTGCCGGTGCGAGACAAGGTGGCACTCATCAATCAGCACCAGATCAACGTGCCCGATCATCTCCGCCTTGCCGCGCAGCGACTGTATTCCGGCAAAGGTGATCGGATTGGACAGGTCTTTTCGGCCCACGCTGGCGCTGTAGATCCCCATGGGAACGCCCGCCCAGTGCTGGCGCATCTTCTCCGCGTTCTGCTCGATCAATTCGCGAACATGCGTGAGCATTAAAACGCGCGTGTCAGGCCAGTTCGTCAGCGCATCCTTGCACAGCGCAGCGACAATGTGCCCCTTGCCCGCACCCGTCGGCAGCACCAGGCACGGGTTGCCTTCCTTGTTGTCGCGCAGCCAAGCGTAAAGCCGTTCAATTGCGCGCTCTTGGTAATCACGCAGCACCCAACACCTCCCGGCTATCGCGCCCATCCTCGCCAACCATGACGGCGCGCCCGTCGATCAAATAGGCTGCCGTCCACTCGGTAGATGAATCACGATCAAGCCGCCACGGCACCATGTCGGGGTGCGGCACATGTGAGCGGCAGCCGGTGCGCTGAAAATCTGTAGGGATCAGGTCGCCCCACCGCTCACAGTGCACGCCATCATCGGTGAAGCTGACATGCGCGCACGTCCGGCAATTTGCCTCGCGCACCGGCTCGCCTTGGTGGCAGATCGAATGCGCTGCGCACCACTTGCACTGATACCAGGTCGGGTCCGCGCTCAATGGCTCCGGCATGCGGTCGGTCGTGATGATGCGCTCTGCCTTCTCGCGCAGCGCCTCGTAGGCGTCAGGCTCGAAGCGCACACGCTCTGCGTAGATTCGGTCGTCATCCTTGCACACGGCGATGTATAGCGCCCTGTCGATTCCCTCAGCGCCCATGTAGGTCTGCATCTGCGCGTAGTGCTCAGGCTTGCATTTCTGCACACCCTCACGCACCAGCACGTCGAACAGCTTTTTGCTGCTGGTCTTGATCTCCAGAATATGCGGCTTGTGCGGCGCCTCCGGTACGCCGGAATGCACCTTTCCGTCCATGCTGCCGCTAAAATGTGGGCGCACACTTACGCGGATCTGGCGACAATCCTCTGTCACGTCCTGAACATCCATTCCGGCCGCGCGCAAATCTTCCACGACGCGCGCCTCCTCGTCCTGGCCGCGCCGGAATAGCCTGAGCATTCGGCCGTCGAATCGCTCGCGTGCCGCCCACCGAAACGAAAGCCACAGCCACCGCTCGCACGGGTGCCCAATCTGGCTGGCGCCCAGGTGCGGGCGCGGCTTGTCGTCATTGCGCGCCTCAATGGCGGCATAGATGGCCGGCGCGGTGGCGTGAATGGGGTCGGGGATTTCAGCCATTCGATCTCTCCAAAGGCCCGCCCCGGAAGGCGGGCCATGTGGGTTTTTATTACCGCTGCCAGGGCGGCACGTTTGCGGCAGGCTGTTCTGGCTGCTGTTCGGGTGCAGGCTGAGAAGGAGCCTGCGCGCCGCCCTCAACCGCCATAAACCGCTTCACCTCGTTAGCCTTGCCGTTCTCGTCCCCGTATTGATCGTCGTCCTTCAGCGCGACCTTGATCTTGATGTTTCCGCCGATGAGCTGATCCGTGTCGGTGACTTGCTTCAGACCAACCGCGCGCATCAGAGACCCCAACTGCTCGCGCCCGATTCGCTCGGCTTGAGGGTTTGCGTTCTGGATGTTGATATTGGTGAACAACACGCGCCCCTGATGGCTCGGCCCCGTCACGTCAAGTCGCAGTTTGATGTATTTGCCGGTGCCGGACTTTGTGTTTTTCAGCTCCGTTTCGGTGACGGTCGCCGTGTATGTGCCGGCCGGGATGGCGCTGAATCCGCCCGCATCTTGCGGAAGGTCGTCGGCGTTGATCGGTGCGTCCAGAAATGCCATGTTATTGCTCCTCGTCTTTCTCGATAGTGAACGACGGCCGTCCGGGCGTCGTTGTAATCGCCGCATTCAGCGGCTCCGTGATGGATGAGTCTGCGGAATCCCACTCGCGCTGATTCAGCTCAGGCTTCCATCGGAACAGGTGTCGCAAGTGATCCATGATTCCGTGCTCGGCTGCAATTTCTTGCGCAAGGTCGCCGTCAATCTTCCGATTGAGGCGTGTTGTAACCTTTATCTTGTAGCCACCCTCCTTGATCGTTGCCGACTTGCCTGCATCCGGCATGGGCAGCGATTTATTCAGTGTGTCCTCAATATCGCGGCGCCTGGCCACCGCCACGCGCTCCGCCTCTTTCGCTTCCAGCCACTCCTGATAAATTCTCATTCCTCGCCCCCGATCTTGCGAATGATGGCGCCCAGGTCCGGCGCCTCCCATGGGTCGAGCTTCCCTGATCGGTCCTTTGCCTGCCAGAGACCGTCCGATTCCGTCATTAGAGCGCGCTGAACCTTGCCTTCCGTGTCGCGCTCCATCCGTAGCGCAAGCACTTCGTCGAAGAAGTACGGCAGCGCCTGCCCCACCTTGTTGCCGGGCATGGCG